CCAAGTGTAGATGGATCAGTTGCCTCTAATCCATTTATTCCTGAAAGTTTGTAACCATTTGGTGCTTGGAAAAAATTAGTATATGGATTAGCAGTTGCAAGAACTGAAAATTCAGAAAGATACGGTGAATATGCAGTTTGAGTTTTGTTTATGAAAAATCTTCTAAATCCAGGAGACAATCCAGATTTTTTAAACAATTCAGGTGGAACAACTGCATCCTCCCCTATTGTAATCACAGGACTTGTTGGTTCAGTTTGATTACTAAAAATAGCTATCTTTCTTGCATGATCAGTTTTAGGTTGTAATTGTGGAAAATATGAAACTGCTGGAGCATCTGGTCTTGAACCTGCCCAATTGAATCTACCACTATCTGGTTTTAAATCAGATACTAATTCTATTGCAAATTTACGGAAACCGTCTCCGTATCTATCGTTAAAATAATTTACAGTTGGTGCATTTAATTTTGTTCCATCCCAATCAAAGACAGAAGAATCCCAAACATATTTTGAATCGTATCTCTGAGCAAGTATATGGAAACCAGCAGTTGTCTTTGCAATAAATTGATCCTTTGTGCTTATTTTTCCAAGTTGAAATAATATCGAACCAGGATTTATTTCTCCATATCCCCTACGCTGTCCGTTTATTACTGTTGCTTGACTTGGAACTGTTCCAGGTCTACTCTCATTATCATAAGCAACAGAATCCGAACCATTACTTATTGTTACATGGTTGTCAAAGAAATTAACTGGAATAGGATTTGATAATCCAATTCTATCCACACCACCAACCCAACCAAACCTATCTACTTTAAAGGTATATTGTGTATCATATATTTGTGCAAAAGTAGTGAAACCACTATGTGTATATCCTGATAAACTATAATCTAATCTAGATTTATTTCCACCTTGAAAAGTTCTTACTGGTAAATTACCTAAAGCAATAATTCCACGTAGATAGTCGCCACCACCTAATGTATTTTTAATGAATACATCGCCGGATGCAACAGTATCCATGAAATCAACTGCTGGTGCGTCTTGTCTTGGTCCGTCCCAATCAAATCTTGATGCACCATGAATATATCGTGTTACATAATGTTCTGGAAATATATCAAAACCAGATAAAGTTTTTTGAACAAATTTATCTTTTGTACCAATCTGTTTAAGGAATGCAAATCCTCCGATATTTGATCGTGTGTTATACCCATTAACTGAACCAGCACCGTCTAAGAAGTTTTCACCACCAACATTAGAACGTCTACGATAGTCACTAACTGATCCTATATTGTCAAAGAAGTCTACTGCTATTGGATTGGTGAAGTTCCTTCTATCAGCTCTACCATCCCAATCATATATTGATGCGTCTTTAATATATTTTGTATCATACTTTTGTGCAAATATATGAAAACCAGCAGTTGTTTTTGCAATAAAATCTTTAGATCGATTAAAGTTTGCAAGTAAAGAATTTTCTTCAGATGTAGTTCTATTTGATTCAAATGTATCGAAGTAATCAACTGGTACTGGATTTCTAAAATTAGTTTTATCAGGAACACCATCCCAATCATACAACGAAGCATACTTAATATATTTGGTATCATACTTTTGAGCAAATATATGAAAACCAGCAGTTGTACTTGCTATAAATTGTTTTGGTCTATTGAAGTCTGCGAGTAAAGAATTTTCTTCTGATGTTGTTCTGTTTGATTGGAATGTATCAAAATAATTTACAGAAGGTGCTCTATCTTTCGTACCATCCCAATCGAATCGTGAACTTTCAGGAATATATTTTGAATCATACAATTGAGCAAATATATGGAAACCACCAAAAGTTTTTGCAATAAATTTATCTTTTGTACCAACAGTCATTATACCCGCACGATAATCGTTTGGTGTATTTATTATGAATTGTGTACCAAAACGTCTTGCATTTGCATTTGGATTATCGAAGTAATCTACCGGTATTGGATTTCGGAAATTTTTTCTGTCAGCCCTACCATCCCAATCATATCTTGAAGAATCTTTAATATATTTTGAATCATATAATTGAGCAAATTTATGGAATCCAGCTGTTGTGAATGACCTAAAACCACCTGTAAATTCGGATATAGTTCTGTTTGTTTGTGCAATATCAAAATAATTTACTTCTGGTGCATTATTTCTTGTACCATCCCAATTATATTCAGATGATTCTGTTATGTATTTTGTATCATACTTTTGTGCAAATGTATGGAATCCACCAAGTGTATTTGCGGTAAATCTTCTTGGAACATTAAATTGTGCAAGTAAAGAGTTTTGTTCACTCGCAGTTCTACTTGTTCCAGATACATCAAAATAATTTACAGCAGGTGCAGATTGTTTGTCACCATCCCAATCATAAATCGATGAACCACGAACATATTTTGTATCATATATCTGAGCAAATTTATGGAAACCTGCAGTAGTTTTTGCAACAAATCCAGAAGTAGATTCTAAGTTAGATCTACCTCCACCGGAGATGTCAAAGTAGTTTACTTCCGGAGCATCTACTCTTGTTCCATCCCAATCAAAGATAGAAGATTCTTCTATAAATTTCGTATCATATAATTGAGCAAATGAATGGAAGCCGGTTGAAGTATTTGTTGCATACAAATCGAAGTAATCAACAACAGGCGCTTTATCTCTGGTGCCATCCCAATCGAACACAGAACTTTCAGGAATATATTTGGTATCATATTTTCTCGCAAATGTATGGAAACCAGTTGTTGTAAATTCTTTACTCAAATCGAAATAATTTACAGAAGGTGCCTTTCTACGAACACCATTCCAATCAAATCTAGATGTTTCAGGAATATATTTGGTATCATAAGTTTGTGCAAACGTATGGAAACCTGTTGTTGTAAATTGACCATTTAAATCAAAATAGTTTATTGCAGGAGCATTTGTAGGTACACCATCCCAATCAAATTCAGATGATTCTGCAACAAATTTACTATCGTATTTTTGTGCAAACGTATGGAAACCGGTTTGTGAATTTTTAGAATCAACATCAAAATAATTTACAGCAGGTGCATTTCTTCTCTTTCCATCCCAATCGAAGATAGAACTACCCCTTACATATTTTGAATCATACAACTCTGCAAGTTTATGAAAACCACGTTTTGTATATGTTGAATTTATATCAAAATAATTTACTTCTGGTGATCCAGTTCTCTTTCCATCCCAATCATATATCGATGATTGTTTTACAAATTTTGTATCATATGTTTGTGCAAATGTGTGGAAACCAGCAACACTTTTCTCTTTATTAACATCAAAATAATTAACAGATGGAGCAGATGGTCTTTTACCTTTCCATGTAAATCTTGAAACATTATCTAAATAATTACTTGTTAATGCACGAGCAAATAAAGTAAAACCTGCATTTGTATGTTGTCCGTTTATATCAAAAAAGTTTACACTTCTTTGAGTAACAAATGTATAATCTGAACTTTCGTTTTTATACGAGGAAACTCTTGGTTGAGTAAATGTTTCAAATCCAGTAGAATTTGTATCAACCATGAAATTGACTGCAGGTGAAGTTCCTCTTGATCCTGGAAAACCAAATATAGACGAATACTTATTAACCAAATCTGTTGATTTTTGGTTTATGCTAAATCCTCTGAAATATCTATTATCGAAATAGTTTACACCCTGTGCATTATCGAATGAATAAAGTGATTCATCTGGATTTTCATTTCTACCGGATGGATTTGTTCTAATAACATTATCTATATTATAGATACTGTTATCTCTAGTCTGCACAGTTTCACCACTATATCTAACCAAATCTGGTTCTTGAAGTGGTCTTCTTGAATCCAACATAGATGTGGATATGAACTGTATGGATTTTCCTTTTGGATTTAATTCACTTTCATCAGTAAAATGATTTGTTCCAGATTGTATTCTAAATACCTTTGTTTGTGGATCAACAACAAGACCTTCCTTTATTGTATCTTTTACAATGTTAGGTGTTGTATTTTCTTTTACGGATGGTTTAAATATCTTATTCAATGCAATGTTTGGATTTATTACATTGTTTATGGGAGAAATTAAGTTTTTATTTATTATTACCGATTGATTTTCTCTATTCATAGATAATGGTTTGCCATCTATGATTATTTCAGGAACGATTATATTATCATTTGCATCACCAACATTTACCACTATATTAGGACTTTGTTCAGTTCTATTAACAGTTTGTGTAAATTGACTTGGGTTTACATTTGAATCATTATTATTGTTTCCAGATTGAGACTTTATTATCAGAGTATTGGATGTATTTAAATTATTTACAATTTCTTCTTGTTTGATTTGACCAAATTTTGAAGCAACATTTTCAATAGAAGATACTCCAAGATTATATGTGTTTACATCTATATTTTTTGGTGACAATCCTGAAACAGAATTTATCATCATTTCATCAAAATCTTTGCGAATGATGTCATCTAATTTAGATTGTTTTAATCTTTCATCTATGGGTATTTGTTTTGGTTTTTTTATTTCTGGTATAGATGTTAATAATCTATCTGTAATAGGTTGATTTGTTGCAAAACCTTTACTACTTTTTGCAACAGATGTGTGTGGGCCTTCTTTTTCTTCTATCGAAGTTTCTGCCCGATATTTTGATAAGTCTGATTTTAAATCTAACAAAGACATTATTCTTCCTATTATTTCATATAAATATGATATAATTGAAAATGTTATTACATGGATCTACCGTAGGTATTATCCGTTCCTATTTGATATGTTTTCTTGAAATCGCCTCTACCATTTATTTCTTCTACCGTTTTATCACCAATTTGTATTATCGTTGGTGATGATGCCATTGATGATATTATAGAAATAAGTTGGTCCATCTTTCCTTCAAGGCCACCGCCTCCTCCACCAGCTGCACTTGCACCACCTGCACCACTTGTTCCGGCTGCACCACCTGCACCACCAACCGCAACTGTTTCCGCAGTTTGTCCAACTGTGGATATTCCACCGGCTTTTGCAGGAGAGGCGGAAGCTCCACCCTTTTCTTCTCCACCACCGCCGAATAAAGAACTGATACTACTTACGATAGAACCAATTTTACTTCCACCACTAGCTTTATCAACAGCAGACATTACTTCTTCTAATTTATCAAAGTTTACATTTTGAAGTGTATTTGAAAGTGCAGTCATAGCAGCGGAAAGTTCTACGATTGCCTTAGCTATACCAGATAATTTTTCTGGCTGAATATCTTTCATTATAGTTTGTAATTGACTTAATGGACTTTCACCACCTAATAGTCCACCGATTGCATTTCCTATACCGTCTGCAATAGCACCTGCACCGGAACCACCGCCAAAACCAGCGAGGGCGAGACCCAATGCAGTTATACCCGCAGCAATCTTCAATAGATTGTCACCGTTTAATGTAGTCAATCCCATTAACTTATCAATTACGGTTGATATACCACCTGCAACAGCTTCTATTATTTTAACAATAGCATCACCTATTGTAGTTATTATAGTGTTTATTCCATTGAAAACTGTTTCCATCATTGGAACAAATCCGGCCATTGCCTTACTCAAAACATACATACCAACTGAAAATACAAGGAAAGCAGCAGATAGTATAAGTATTGATTGTGCACCAACTATAACCAATGGCGCCGCATATGCAAGTAAAGCCGCAATCCCAACTAATCCTAATAAAGCAACACCAGCTTTTGCTAAATCTTCCCAACTAATTTTTACAAAAAATTGTAATGCCAATCCAATCACGTAAAGAGCTGCACCGAGTATTAACATTGCGGCTGCACCTTTTATCATATCCTTTTCTACTTTACTTATCAAATAAGCAACACCGGCTAAACCTAAAAGAGCAACACCGGCTTTTGCCATAGCAGCCCAATCTACTTTCATAAATTCTTGAACTGCCTTAGCCGTTATCCAAAGAGCGGCAGCCAAAACAACTAATGCCGCTGCACCCATTAACATTTTTTTAGCATCTATTTTGTTGAATGCCTCTACCAATGAGTCCATGAACCCACCACCCTTTTTGCCACCACCTTCTGGCATTTTTGGTGCCTTTGGCGTTTTCATTCCTTTTGCATTCTTACCCATACCCAAAAACTTTTTACCCATATCCCCAACTTTATCGGCAACCTTTTCTTTTAACGTGTCTCCGAACTCTGATGCCTTTTCTTTCATCATGTCAAGACCTTTACCAATCAATGCCTTGCCAGCAAAAGCACCACCAATCAATGTAACTGCTTTCATTATACCACCGAAACCGGCCTGACTTGCTTCAGCCGCCTTTCCAGCATCTGCAACACCACCGGTTATTTCTTCTGTTTTATCACCTATACCACCAAAAAATCCTAAAACTGATGTAACAGGACCAATTAAAGACGATAACACACCAAAAAGAGTTTTTACAATTGGAATTATACCTTTTATTACACCAGAAATTGATTGTACTATATCGTCAAATCCACCACCAGCTTCGGCTGCATCCAACATTCCATGCACCATTTCAAGAATAGGCGTCAATAGTTTTGATAGTTTTTCTTGTAGTTTTTGAACTATATTGGCCATCTTTTCTTTTATAGATGCAGATTCTTTTTCTTTTGCCATTCTTTCTATTTCGGCTTTCAATGCACCATCTGCAGTTTCACCTGCAATTTTCTTTAATTCTTCAGCATTTTTAGACTGTAATTCATCCATTCGTTGTTGTGATACACCCAACTTTTGTAGTTTGTCTGCATTTGTAAGCATCGTGGTCATTTCTTCAACAGACATACCCATGGCATCTGCCATTGCCTTTTGTTGAATACGATTCATCTTTGTAAAGTCTTCAAGACCACCGGCTTGTTTTAACAATTCATCTTGTAATCCGGCAATATCACCATTCAATGCAAGTTCACGGGCTTTATCTAATTGAAGATTTTTACCAGTCAATACTCTCGCTTCCATTTCTTTTTCAAGTGATTGTTCTATGTCTAACATACCATCACCAATATCTTGAACTTTCTTCAAATCGTGTCCAAGTAATTTTGCCTTCTGAGCAGCAGCAGCCAACTGTGCAGGTATTCCTTTGAAAGCAACTGCAACTTCTTTTGGAACACTTGCGAGTGCCTTCATTGCTTGTTTACTTGTCATCAATCCACCACCCATTTTAGCGGCAGTTCCTGCAAGTTCACCCATACTTTTGCCGGTTATGGATGAAAGAGTATGCATAGACTGAACTTCATCTGCACTCATTTGGAATTTTTCTGTTAAAAGAGTTGTATCTTTTACTAATTGTTTGGCCGCAGCATTTCCACCCGCAATTTGAGCACCTATATCCAATCCACCCATCATTTCGGAAACGGTGCCTATGTTTTTTACAACTTCTTTTGAGTTTACACCAACAACACCCATTTCTCCAGCAATATCAATTGACGCATCTCTCAATCCCATTGCTTCTTTTCTTGAATAACCAAATTCCTTACCTATATCAGAAACTTGTTGGTCTACTTCACCAAAAGCACCCATCAAGAAACTAACTGCACCCGTTAATAACCCTAATCCTAAACCTGCCATCAACTTTGGTGCCATTGAAATCATACTACCTAATGCAGAACCCGCATCCTTGAATGCTTCGGCTGGACTGTTTTTACCCTTTATAGCACCTAATGCAGATGTAAATGCAGTAGACATCTTCTTATTTATATTATTTGCTGTTTTATCTATACCCAAAGCATTTGATATGTTATCCCCACCTGGAAGTCTTTTTACCCATCCCCCCATTGTATCACCAACTTTACTACTCATTTGATTTAAGTTAGCCATACTATCATTTTGTTCTTTTATTTTTTCATTAGCAACATCCATCTGGTCTATTTTGTTCAACAATACACCCAATGCATCCATTTGGAGTTTCTTTTCTTCTCTCGTTAAATCGCTACTACCGTTTTCAATCTCATACATCTTTACAAGTATTGCTTCTCTTACTCTATCAGTCTCTACAATACTGGCTTTACCTTTCATTGCATCTGCAGATGATTTAACCATTGCAGCTTCCATTTGTTCTACATCTGATGCAAGATCAACTGTTTCTGCTAAGGAATCTTTGAAAGAGTCTGTATATGTACCACCTTGTTGTATGTGTACCTTTACTTTTTCAATTGTTTTACCAAATTTTTCAGAAATGTTTACAGTTAAACCCATATTAGCTGCATTTTTTTGTGCATCAGCTGGTAATGTTGATAGTATGGCCTGTGTTTTAAATGAAGTCTTACTGAAATCTGTCATCAAAGAATTTACAGATTTCATTGCTTTGTTTAGATCAGATGTAAGATCATTTGTTCCCTCAAGACTATTTGTTGTCTCGTCTTGAGCTTTTTTTGCCTTTTCTGTTCTTTTTTCGGTATCTTTGTCTATCTTTTCAATTTTTTTGCGTATTTCTTCTTCCTTCTCTACACTATCAAGACGCAAAGTTTCTAATTTTATTATTCTTTCTAGATTAGCAACAGATTTTTTTTCTGTTGATTCTATTTGATTTTTTAATACAAGAATAGCAGCTTCAATTTTTTTTCTTTCTTCCGAAAGAGATTTTATCTGTTCTTCTAATTTTTTTTCATTTTCCGTTGCCATGACCTTCCGGATAAATTAAAAACAAAATGGTCTACATTGTATAAATATGTAGACCATGAATTTATTTTCTTCCAGATGGTTTAGTAAATGTTGGAACTTTTGATTTTGATTTTGAAATCTCTGCTTGTTCCGCTTTATTTTTTTCATCTACTGCCTTCTGAATTTGTTTAAGATAATATCTTCTTAAATGTATTGGTAAATCATAAACTTCACTCCATGTGAAACCACCTTTACCATAATAACAAACAGAAAATACTTCTTCGTGTAACCCTATCTTATACTCAGGAGTTAGGCCAAAAAAATGACACCTCAAGCGGTATATCCATCTCCTTTACCTCACCAGTTGTATCAGAAACAAAAGTGAAAGTCATATCTAAATCTGGTGAAAACTCTCTAATAAACTGTCTTAATGCTCTTGAGTCTGCAGCAAATAATTCGTTATCAACAAAATTATCAACAGTTGCTCTTCCTCGTTCCCCATCAACTGCAACAATAACATATTTGAGTCTTGTTGTTAGTTCCTTGTCAATTCCAGTTTTAACTAATGATTTATTCATTGTTTTCAATTCATGTTTGATTTGTTTTTCAATATCATGTGTTAAAAGTCTGAATGTTACAGTTCTATTTGAAAGGGGTAGTGTGTAATCAAATTCGGATGCTCTGTTCTCAAACGGCGAATAATCGACCTCCTTGTGCTCAATTTGAGTTAAATCTATTGTTAGTTTTTGTTTATTTCCAGGTGAGAATGGATCGTCTATTTCAACTGTATATTCCTTTCCATATCCCAAAATTCTAGCAGCAACCATAATTGCATTTTTATCACCCACGTACAAATCACCGTAATTCATTGGAGTAACAATCAAAGACTCAAATAATTTATCCAAAACTACGCCTTGTTTAATCAAATTCTGTGATGTTAAAATATCTTCCTCTCTTGCAGTCATATATTTCATTTCGATAACACCATCGGCAAGAGGATGACCTTCTGGATAAACTAATCCTTTTGACGGCAATGGAACCATCTCTGTTGGGAAGTTTGATTTTTTAACATTAGTCTGTTTGTGTTCGGCAACTAATCGTGCCTTTAAATCTGCATCAGACATACCACTATCCATGGGTATATCATAACCTGTTGGAATTTTTGTCATAACTAATCCTATAACATTGTTTGTAATAAAACGTTTTAATTTACTAATATAAATATGGGTATACCGAAAAAATCAGTATACCCGTATTCTTCAATTCAACCTCAATATGATAATACAATTTGTATCAGTATTGTAGGATAGCATAATCATATGCCAAGGTCAATGAAATTTCAACAAACGCATCGTTTGCCCAATCCATTTCACCAAATGTTGTGGCAGTAATGAATGCACCTTTAAGTGTCCATTCTTCTACTTTATCACCAACAGGACCAAGGATGTGTAGCGTAATATCTTTCTTGTAGAAGTCAGAGTAACCATCACGACCTGTTACAGATTCGTGTGATAAACGCACCCATTCCATAACTGCCTGAGCAGCGGATGGAACTATTGGATCATACAATTTAATTGTAATATCTTGCCACTCACCTTTACCTTTTACCTTACGTTTAATGTTTATGTGATCCAAAGTAATCGGATTAAAATTTATATTAGGTCTTCCTGAACCTTTTACCAAATAAGCAGGAACACCTTCGATATACATGATAAAACGATTTTGTAACTTTGGCTCAAACGGGGTAAAAAATACTTCCGTGGGATCAAGTAATTCAGCCATTTATTTCTCCAAATTTAAAATACCTTTTAAGTATAAATATAGTAATTTCAAAAAATATGGGGAGAGTATTTCATCTCCCCTTTTTATATCAATTAAGCACCTGGGAATGCCGCACCTGTTGATTGAACGTTGAAATCAAGAATGATAAATTCAGCAGTCTTTGCAGGTTGTAGATACAATTGTCCATAAAGAATGTTACGGTCAATAATATCCGGCGTATTATTACTTTCATCCATGATAACACGGAAGGCATACAAACCTTGACGTTGTTGGATTGATTCAAGATATGGGTTCACAATGTTCAAGAAGCGAGTTCTTGTTTGTGATGTGTTTTGTTCAAACACAAGGTATCTTGTAGAAGAAGCAATAAACTTCTTAGCAGCAATCAACAAACGGCGAACATTGATACGGTCAAGTGCGGATGGGCGACCTTGAAGTGTCTTTTGACCCCACACACATACCCCGGCTGCAGGGAATACTGCAATAGGATTGATTCGACCTTCATACAATGTATCACGTTCTGTTTGTGTCAATCGTGTTTTAACTTCAACAACTTCTGTCAAACCACCACGATTCAAACCTGCAGGCGCGAACCATTCGGCAGAAACACGGTCATTGAACGCAATTACACCAGGAAGAACAACAGATGGTGGAACCCAAACTGGTTTGTTTCTATCCAAATCAACAATCTTAACCCAAGGATAATATGTTGCGGCATAATTAGTGTCCAAACCTTCAACAGTTGATACAGCAGATGAAATGTTATCATCTATACCAGTCGCATCCATCACATAGAAAGCATCACCACGAGCTTCACACATTTCATAAGCATATGATGTTATTCCAGAGTGCAATGAATGTACAACTCCAGGTGTTACTACCATATTTACATCAAATTCATCAGCATTTGAAATTGTATCAAGTGCCTTTTTGTAAGCAGTATAACCACTTGCGGCCTGATTGGATAAATCAAATCCTTGTGTATTTGTTGAAATCATATGCGTACCGGTCTTCTTCTGAAGATTTGGCTTGTGACCATCAAATCCACCTTGGAATGGCAACATAAACTTACGAGTATCAATCGAAGTATTTGTTGTCAAGTCGATAGATCCACTATAAGGAGCAGATGGAGTTGGGAAATTAGCAGCAGCTGCCTGTGAATAATTACCCAAATAGAAATCAACATTATTACCAGTTGTTTGGTTAGCAGCAATTGGTAATGGTCTCAAATAATTAAAGTTATCTGTGTTTGTGAAGTCATAACTAAATCCAAAATATACTCTCTTGTTATATGCAGATCCTATTGTTTGTGAACTTACATATGTAGCAGCAGCTGGTTGTGAGTAACCGTTTGGTATCGGAGAGTTTAGAGCACGGAAGCCGAATGGGACGAGATTTGGTGAAACTGCACCATTCTTGACTGCTTCAGTTACTTCAACACGAATAAATTTAGATTTGTTTGAATAATCACCGTTTACAACAACTTTACCTTCATCTGTGATTGTTACGAATCTATCACCAATTACACGAGCAATGTATCTCGGTGAATTTGGATCCAAACTACACTTAAACGCTTCGATAGTAGCTGGACGTATATCTTCATCTTGCCATCCAAATGGTGTTTGTGGAAGTTTAGATTGATCAACATATCTAACGACTACATCGAAGTCGCCATATTCTGAACCAGCAATTGTTCCAGCAGGACGAATGTTTGCAATACCAACTTTAATTTCATAATTAGAATGAATACCATGAGAAATGGTTTCAAATTTAAATAAATTTATTGCATTGGCACCAACTTTTTGAGAAGTAACCCAAGGTGTTTGTGCAGCCAAATAATCATCTGTGAAATCCCATTGTGGTGTTGTCAATGAACCAGATTCAAGTATCAATCGTGTTGATGGATCAGCAGCAAGTGATGCGGATGCCTCTTTTGTAAAACAAACATAATTGTAAACTGCATTGGTTCCGTATGGATTGTAACCAAATAGATTACCAATAAATGAAGTGTTTTCTGGATCGATTGATGAACTAAATGCATCACCATTTTGATCTATTGCATTTGTGAATGATGTTTCATCGGTTTCTAAACCACCAGATACAGTCAATACAAAGCTACCGCTATTGTTTGATGTAAGTGTTGATTTTCCAAACATTGATTCGTTATCATCATTTATGATTGCAAATGTTGGATGTAAAAATGAAATCAACTTCTTACCATAAGAACCAGTTGCAACAAGTGCAAGAGGGTGTGTAAGAGCATATCCACCTGAACCCAATACTCTAACTATTGTAGCACCGCCAGCATTGTTCAAATAGCTCTTAGCAGTGTAAGGCAAATATGATTGTTCATATAAACTACCAAATTGAGCAACAAAGTCGGTGTAGCTACTAACCGCCACGGGAACAAACGCAGGTCCCTTAACTGTTGGTCCTATGAGTGCAGCACCAATTGCTCCAACACCAGTTTGGAGAAAAGATAAATCTTTTTCATTGGTAAACACACCAGGACTTATTATTCTTTCATTAGCCACTTATTATCTCCATAAAATTATAGAATGAAATCCGCATATAAATATCACGCAAAAATTCAAAACTATCATTCAGTAGGTATAAATTTGCCAGAATCTAAATCTAATACACCATCGCCATATTTTTCGTTTAATGATTTTACGAGATCAGTTTCTTCTGTTTGTAAAGAAGAATAACGAGTAAACAAATCTTCTCTAATTTGTTTTACTTGTTCCAATCTTTTATTCAATAAATGTAATTCAATTTCAATTTGTCCAATTTGAGCAGTTGTAATTGCATAATCTCCTTGTAATTTTTTTACACGCTCAATATCGTCTTCTTTGAAATCAGAAACAATGTTTTCCGAAGATGCATCAGTTACAGTTTTGGATTCATTTGGCAAAATCAAATCTTCTGATGACTTTTCACTAAAACTAGACATAAAAAACCTCAATTAAATGTTGTTAAATAACAAATATAAATATCAATCAAATTCTTCTGGATATACTCCTGCTGAATTATTTAATGATGTATCTGTGAATCTTTGTTCACGTCTTTCTCTTTCTTTTCTTTCTTCCGATGGATCTTGGTTTATAGGTTTGAAAGTTATTCTATTGTAATCTTCAAAGAAATCACTACTAACCGCCCTATCAACTATTGATATTTTGTTTGGACCAACCACTCGCTTTGTTGTTGTTTGCATTGCAATTTCTTTTGGAAGCAAATATCCATGAACTAATAATTGAAAAGATGCCCTAACCAATCTATCTTGTCCTGTTGTGTTATTATCTTCAATTGTTACACCATCCATATTTGTTGCAAATTTAAAATGGTTTTTATCACCAAATGATTGTCCACCAAAATAGATAAAATTTTCTATAATATAATTCAATTGATTTTGATATTCACACCAAATTATGAAATCATATGTAATATCAACATAATCTGGAATAGGTGTTATGAAAAATTCTTTTGATTTATTTGAATTGTAAAGATTGCTAAATTTATCATATGGTGATAATCGATTATACTTCTGTTGTATAACATATGCAGTATGATATTGATTAGCGACCTTATTTCTACGCATTTCATTTTTTATAGTAACACCTGATCTTCTAAATGTAATAAGTGGAACTATTGTTTTACCTTTTTTATCTTTTATGAATCCATCCTTTTGAATAGATGCCCACTTTTCAGCATTTGCATATATCGTTGGCACATCTATAAATTGAGAATTATCTTCAACTTTTAATTGTATAGTTTTGTCTATAAATGATTTTACGGCAAAATCAATGTCATATAAAGTTATACCAAAACTACGAACTTTGTCTTTATCTCGGCGAACTTCTCTATATCTTTTACTTCCTATATCATATTCTGGATTTGCCTTTAGATTTTTATTATCTATAAAACTATCACGTGTCCTTGATATTGGAGGTTTTCTATATTTGTTTGAATTTTTCATTATATGTTGCTCGGTAAATCATTACTATTATTATCAACAACAGCCGGTCTAAAATCTTCTATATGTATTCTTGATCGTCTTGTCAAATGTGCATTTGCAACAATAGAAACATTATGTCCCCATTTTTCAGTTGCAAACGAATAATCTGGATTTTTTCCACCAAAGAATTGATTTTCCTGAATAGCATCTATTTCCCACCATTCACCATTATATTCTATCACATCACCAACTTCAACAAATATATCCACTGCTTTCAGATACTCTCTAATAAAAGCAAATACAGCAGACTGTTGATAATCTTGACCAAATTCAGTTCCTTCGTATGTTTGTGGTTGATAGTCTATACGTGCAGGAACTTTAACAGGACTATAATAAATCTTTTTATCCGATTCATTGTATAAATTTGATTTGGTGTCTTCTAACGATAATTTGTAGACCGCAACTTCGGTATCAATTATATCGTTAATCAATTCCATATTAAATTTATGCACAAGCCCTGCATCTCTTTGTCCGTGAAATAATGGCATATTTTATCCTATGTAAATTGCTAAAGGTGTACCATTAAGACTGGCAGCCAGTGCCTCAGTTTCCAATCTTTTTGCTTCCAATAACTTACTTCTTGTCATTGTATCTAACATAGTTCTTAATTGTTCCACCAATGTTTGTTTTTCAGCAGTAGCAGCTGATAACAAATCTGCAGCATTTAATGTAGTCTCACCATTTGGTATAGGTATACTTCCATATTTACCACGAATATATCCAAGCATTTCTTTAGCAAGTGCAAGTCCGAATGAATATATCCAAGTCTTACCAGGCGAATTTATATTTGAATAAACCATATAATCATAAGGAGCGTTTGACATATCCGAAACTTGCCCATTTGGGTATTTCAATGGATTGCTCCTTTCTTCCTTTACAATATATTCTATCCACAATTTAAAATCTTTTGTTGGAACTGGAAATATACGAAGTTCATTGTTGATAATTTCAAAAGTAAATGCAGATTTACGCATCATATCGTTAAATTCAATCGCCTGAACACGTAGTAAATCTGCATACATTGGCATTAACATAAATGACACACCAGTTGAATATGCACCAAATCCAAATGTATCAAGCATTGCTTGATTACCTAAATAAGGATCGTAAAAACGCATTGAAGCCGGTGGAGAATAGTGGTGTACTCTTTTTATCTCAATGGATCCCGTTGGTGCCTTAATATCACGAATGAGTGAATTTAAATTATACTTTTGAGTTCCTGTTCGTATATCAATAGATGCAGAGTGAAACTGTATATTACCGTTAGTAAATGTTTCACTTCCGTATTCGGTTGCCAATTGAATTAGAGGACCCATTCCAGTTGAAATGTTACGATGTGTTAAATTTGTACTTGTAGATGAACCCATTATACTTAACATATTTTGTTGTATGTTAAATTGGTTTACATGATATGAATACTCATAAACGGCTTCTTCCAAACAAGTATAAAAATTTACCGCCTGCAATTCAACATCAACAATAGGATAACCTAATCTTTTAGCACACCAATCTGCAAAAGAATCGGCATCAACTTGAAAATCTGCATCAGTATCGAATGTTCCAAACGGTGTACTACCAGTTGTAAAACTGGAACTACCAGGCCAAATTGGGATTTCTACCATTTACTTCTCGGATTTGTTTTCTTCAAAATACTTCAATATATCATCAACAATTGGATGACGGTGGTTTGTTTTTAGTTCATAAACCCCTAATCCATTTATTTTATCCTTCATTTTAAATAAATATGGAAGACCGGAATCTTTTTTCTGTTTCAAATCTATCTGTGATATATCACCCGTTAGCATCATCTTTGAATTGATACCAAGACGAGATAATATCATTTCCATCTGTGCCTTTGTCACATTCTGTGATTCATCGACTATCACACAAGAATTGACAAATGTTCTACCACGAAGAAAACTTATAGGAGCAATTTCTATTTTATCTTCAGCCATTAACTTTTCAATCTTTTCTTTATGATATAACATATTCATATTTGCCTGAATAGGAGATACCCAAGGATCCATTTTTTCTTTTATATTACCTGGAAGAAATCCTAAATCTTCATTTGATACTGTTGGTCTTGTTATTATTATTTTTTCTACCTCACGATAGAAAAAACATTCAAGAGCTATTTGTGTTGCCAAAAGTGTTTTACCAGAGCCAGCTTTTCCAACAAAAACAGAAATATCATCACGGAGAGCATCCGCTTTTATTCTTTTCTGTTCCTCATTAAGAGTAAGTTGAAATTGTATTTTATTTTTAATAGTTTTTCTTCCTTTTTTTATTCCAGTTGTATTAAGACTTGAAAGTTCTTCTTCACTCAACAAATTTTTTTTGTTATCTATTTCCTCGTTATGTTCAGAACTCATAATGGCTCCTATAATAATTTAGAAAGGGTTTCTCCCATTGATTTTACGTCAGCTTCGATTTCAGATAATATATTATCTAATTTCTCAACCTTATGGGTCCATTCAAAACCTACAATAGCGATAAATTCCGATCCTTTTCGTATCGGATAAACCACCGCTGATTTAGACCCTCTCTGTGAAAAAAATGCTTTGGTAATTAAGTCCTCTATATTATCTACAACAGGATATACCGCCTTATGATTTACTACATCTTCAACGAAGTTTGAGTAAAGAGACATCGGTAAGTTTTGATATTGCTTAAACTCCGTGCTAACCCCTTCTTCGAGTGACTCAAATGAGGTTGAGAGTTTGGTCATGGATTTGCCTGTTTTGTATTTACCACCGTTGTGTCTTTGAAGAATAAATGCACGCTGACATTTGTATTCTTCTAACAGTTGGTCTAATATGGTTTGGATTAGTTTGGAATGAGAAATCTCTCGGTCAATCTTTTTTTGTTTGTATTCACCGTATTTGTATTTTAGGAACCAGGAAAGGAAAACACCAAGAAGTGTGGCCATACTGGATACCGCCAATTTTATTATGTCAATATATTGAATTTGAGTTTCCATTTGTAATAAATAGCAAAGTGATAATAAAAAAGGGTGACAAATGTCACCCTTTATTGAAATTTATTTTCATCAAATTTATTTTACATAAAATAAATTACCGTCTTGTATTTTGAACTCACCACGTGGACTATATGATTCATGTGTCTCACCACCACCTTGTTTTAATATAGGAACTATGTTAATGAATATAGTTGCCATTGTATACCAAAATAATATACCTTCAACGGTTTCTTGCCAACCCATCAATACAGCAAGAAAAGGTGCAAGTGCAGGAATTGCCATCATAGCTATTATTTGAGGACCCTTTTCCCATTGACCTTTCAAATATACTTCTAGCAATTCGGACAATATACCGGATATAATTACAAATGGAAATACACCAGGACCACCTAAAAATTTTACACCTTCTGAAAACTTCTTCATTATCTCTTTACCAACAACATTTGCAACCATTTGACCAATTTTTTGCAATGGTATAAATACTGCCTGCATAATTTTCAGTGACCATTCTATTATACCCTTTAAGAAAGGATTTTTTATAGCACCTTCCAAGTGAGCAAATCCACCACCCTCAATAATGAACAGTCTTGAATTGGAACTATGATATAATGCCTCAATTACATTATTATTTGAAAAAAGTTTATTTCTTTCTTTTATCAAATTCAACTTTGTTTTATTCACAGTTTCCATTTTAGATAAATCTTCTAATCCATCCTCTGCCTTTGCAGGATCAACTTTGACATCTCCGGATGGTGCAGCTGAACCATCAACCATGTCTTTTTCCCAAGTTGGATTTGAAATCCACTTGCTAAAAAAAGTAGTTGTTAGATATACACCAGATTCACCTAATTGTGCAACTTCTTTTAAGAAAGATGGTCTGTCTTTTATTTCTGTAAATTTCTTTTTGGCTTCATCTCCGATTTTAGCAGAAAGTTCTTTCGCCTTTGTCTTTGAATTTTCAAAAACTTTTAGTAATCCCTCTTTACAAGCAGTTGCAACTTCTGTTACTAATTGTTTAAATTCACCCCAAATAGCTTTAACTTTATCCCAACCACCGGATAGAGCTTCTTTTGCCTTGTCACCTAATCCCTTTAAACCATCCCATATATCTCCAAAAAATCCTTCAGACAATATAGAATCATCATTTTTTGCCTCAATTATTGTCTTTACATTTTTATCTAACCGTTTTACAGTATTTTCATTCAATGATTTTGTTTTTGATTTACTAAAAAGTATTTTTACAGCAACTCTTTCATTTGCAGTAAAAACATTAGATTCCAATAATGAATTTAATACCGATTCATCAATAGTTGTAAATTTAATCGAATTTGATTCTATTTTGTTTACCAATCTTTTCTCTGAAATAACTTCATTCATTAGGTATTTTAGAGAGTTTGATTTTTTATTTGATTTATTCATGTGCATTACCGTAAATAGATTAAGCAAACAATTTTGAAATAGCTGAGGTTAAAAACTTACCAACACCAACTTCACCAGCTTTTACAGCAGTTAAAGCTGTTTCAATTCCAGCCATAGCATTTGCACCTTGTGATGCCGCTTTTATTGCACCGGCTCCTGAAGCAACTGCAAGTGAAGCAACAATTACGGTATGAACTATGTTAGCAATTTTTTGTTGTTTATCTGCAGGCAATTGTTTGAAACCAGGAATAAATGTCAATCCTTTGAGGATAAGTGTTGTTATTTTTCCGTGCCATTTGTGTCCCGCATGGATAAGTTTATCACCAGCTTTTCCTTCTCCACCCAAGAATAAGGAAATACTCTTTATTATTTTACCAATCAATTCAACAATTGCAGGAATAGCAAGTGCAATAGATGTTATGAACAACAAACCAATTTCTTCATTCATTGCTTGACGTGTTTTACCTTCGGTTAATGCCTTTTTTCTACGCTTTATGGATTCGTTTGCAACTTTAGCAAGCTCTGGTTGTTTTTTGAGAGCATCTTCAACCGCCTTTTCATCATCATTTTTCTTATCAACATCACCACCAATCTTTGAAAGACCTGATTCCATTTCTTTAGCTGCCTTTTCAAATGCAGCCATGACATCTTTTTCATCTTGGGGATTAACTTCGTCTTCTTCTTTAAGATAACGCATAACTTCGTTCTGAATAATACGCTTTAATTCGGATTCAGTTATGGTTGCAATTACTTTTTTCTTCTTCATTAAATACTCCATTCGTAAGTTTTGAACTAAACAATTTGTTTTACAATAAATATGAAATCAAAATAAAAAACCCCATGTAATTTACATAGGGTTATTTTTTATCGTTTAGTTTTTTTAATTTTTAGTATTTCTGCAACAATAGGTTTTAGTAACGTTGAAACTTTTTCTTCAATTTTTTGTTTTTTAACTTTTTTAGCATATGATTCTTGTAATCTTTTTTTATTTACACGATTATATTCTAATAATTTTTTAATAACAGATTCCTTCAATGGTTTCAATCCACGACGCATTTGGTAATATGATTCCATCTTATCTTTTACATCTGCGGAATATGGTGGTTTAATGTCAATTTCACCAGCTGCAATTGACTTAGCAACCGCATCCACTTCTTTACCATTGATAACTGGCATTTCAATTCTTGGGGGTGCATTT